CTATATGTTTTACCCCCCTCCCCCTACCTATGTAAAATCATCATCTCTGTATCAATATTAATTCAATGTTTAAAATCTAATCTTTTTTATTTCAAAATAATTTTCTTTATTATCTTGCCAACTTCTTTTCATCATCGACTCAATATCAACTCAACTTTCTTGTCATGTTAGATCTAACTATTATTATTATTTTTTTTAATTAAATATTTTTATTTCTTTTTTTTATTTCTTTTTTTAAAAAATATTTTTTTATTTTTCACCCCCCCACCATGGGGAGCGGCCTGAAATTTCGCGGCCTCAAAGTGGCTACAAAAAATACGCACCGGATTTTATATTTTTGGACTTTATAAAAAGCAATCATCGTTATTCCCCTGCAAAGAAGTAAGGTCATTAAGCATCCTTAACTTCTCTTGAAGGGGAATCTTTTGTTCAGCATCATCCATGTGTATGTCAGATTATTTGAGCAAATAAATTATCATTTAAAACATGAAACAGATAGATTCACAATTAAAAAAAGTTGTCAATAGTTTTAGTAAAAAATTCACACAATTTTCACAATTATATGTGCCAAAAATGGAATATTTCAACATCCTCCTGAATAAGATAAGACAAGAAATAACATAATATAACAAAATCTTAGGAGGATTCACATGAGAAAAGAGAAATTAGAAGTAATAGAGAGAAATATTGATATGACAACTGAAGATATAAGAGAACGTTTCACTCAAAAGAAATATGGTCAAATTGTAGAGATGAGAGAAACAAAAGACAAAGATAAGAAAAGAATTGCAGATAGAGCCTATGAAACAACATCAATGAGTAGTATTTTTGATTACCTATTAGACAAATATAAAGTTATTTTCCCACAAAGTTACTTTGTTGAATTTGCAAAGAAACAAGTAAGAGAAACATGTAGATTGAATGGTGACGATTCAGTGTTTGATGACCCTGAAATGGAGGCGGTCATACACAATAGAATAAAAAGAGCATACATGGGATTCTTAGTTGAATTATACGCAACACTTCTTATTAAGGAGAACATGGAAGATTATATTATCATGTCAAACAGACGTGTAGATATTATAAAAGGAATTGACTTCTTTTTATTATCAAGAAAGACTGGTAGAATCTATAATATTCATGTTACGTCATTCAGAGGAAAAGATAGATTTATAGAGAAGAAAAAAAGACGTGGCGAAGATAGAGAAAGTTTTGATCAAGATAAATACATTTTATATGATTCAGTTAGAAATCATACTGGAACATCAGAGATAATCAATACCTTCCCTTTTCCTACATTAGACCAAATAACTAATAGTTTAAGTGAATGGGAAAAAGAAAGTAATGATTTAAGTTTTAAACACTCAAAGTTAAACAAATACATTCAACAGTATGGTGGTAAATGGGATGTAATATTAACAGATAAGAAGTCAGAAAAGAATAAAAATAAAATGGTTAATACAGTAATTACTTTTAAAAATTATGTAAAGAAAAACACACCTGTTAGAAACTAACAAGTGTGCTTGAAAGAAAAAGGCAGAGACAGAGAGAGTTTCCGCCTTACAAAGGATTACCTTGACTCCTTGGATGAAAAATCAAGATAAATATCGTAAAAACGATATAATTAATAATATCATTGCATAATATAAAGTGCAATAGTAAGAATAAGGAATATCTTTAAGATATATGATATAAAAAAGGACGTGATGAAATGATAAGAGGTTATGTTAGAGTTAGTACAGTTGAACAAAGAATTGATAGACAATTGAAAGAAATTGAATCAATAAGTGACGTAATTTATGTTGATAAAGTCAGTGGTAAAAATATTGATAACAGAGTTGAATTAAGACGAATGATGGATGACATAAGATCGGGAGATGAAATTGTTATATTATCAATTGACAGGCTTTCAAGATCAACAATAGATTTATTACAAATAGTAAATGATATAACAACGAAAGGTGCTAAATTAAGGAGTTTACAAGACTCTTGGTTAGATACAACGAATGATAATCCGCTATCAGATTTCCTATTAACAGTCATGGGAGCTTTAGCAGAGATGGAAAGGAAACAAATAAATAAAAGAGTTAAGGAAGGAATAGAAATTGCGAAAGAAAAAGGTGTGAAATTCGGAAGACCTAAGGTTAATGACTTTAAAATTAGACATGCAATAGAACTTTACAACAAAGGAAATCATACAGTAAAAGAAATTGAAAAAATAACAGATGTTTCAAAAGCAACATTATATAGAAGGTTAAAGGAAGGGTAGCCATGCTACCTTTCTTTTTTTTTACATTAATATTCAGCATTCATCTTGCCTAATATTAATGAAGACTATGAAGAAAGGAGCGTCTTGAATGAAAGATATTATTAATTGGTTGCACAACTCAACTGAAGAAGAAATAGAAGAAGAAATTAAATTATTAGAAGATAATATTTCAATATTAGAAGACGAAATGAAAGAAAGTTTCGATAATGGAGACAGCGAAACATTCGACAAATTAGTATTAGAGTTAGAACTTTATGAAAAAGATTATCGAATGATACGTGGTTATGTTGATATTTTATTTTTTGCATATGAATACTTAAATGATAGAGATTATGAGAATGGTGTAATACCTGGTGATTTGTCTATTCATGATGCGCCTAAATTTCACGTTGAATTAACAGACAAACTGAATGAGTTGACATTAAAAGAAAGAACTAAATCAATTGCGTGGGCAGCACCACGTGGTTCAGCAAAATCAACCTATCTTTCGAACGTAACTCCTATTCATTCTATCGTGTATCAAACAAGGAAATATATTTTGATTATTTCTGAAACAGCTACACAATCAGCAAACTTTATTAACTATGTTAGGGACACGTTGAAAGAAAATGAAAAATTAAGAGAAGACTTCGGCATTGTTTTATCTAAAAATCAAAGAGAAAACAAACAGGATAATAGTGAAGGGTTTATAACATTAACGAATATTAAACTTGAAGGAAGTTCAACAGGTAAACAATTGCGTGGTAGAAAGTTCTTAAACTCTCGACCTGATTTAATTATCATGGATGACCTTGAAAGTAAAGACAATACGAATACAGAAAAACTAAGACAAGACAACATCAATTGGTACGACACTGTAATTGAACCATTAGGTGACCCAAATAAGACAGCTATTATATATATGGGTACATTAGTCCATGCAGAAGGATTGTTACCAAATATATTAGACAATCCTAATTATGATAGTGCCATTTACAGTTCGATTGTTAAAGATAGTGATCGAATTGATTTATGGGAAAAATACATTGAAATTTACAGAGACAAACAGAATAGAAATAGAAAAGAAGAAGCGGAATTATTTTATGAACAAAACAAAGATGAGATGAATAGAGGAACCGAAGTATTGTGGCCTGAAAGACTCTCTTATCACAAATTAATGATGAAGAAAGCAACAATGATTCCAAAAGCCTTCTATTCAGAGTATCTAAATATCCCTTATGGTGAAGAGAACTCGTTCTTTGATTCAGAGAGAGTTACTTTTTACGAAGAAGACATAGTACCAAACAATCTTAATAAAGTATTGCATTGGGATCCAGCTATTACTGGAAAAGGTGATTATAATGCTATTGCGGTTGTTGGTAAAGATGAAGATGGTGTTATTTACGTATTAGACACATGGCAACAAAAGTGCAAACCTCACGTTGCGATGGAACAATTGTTTTTAATGGCAGAAAAACACCGAACACAAGTTATCAGTATTGAAAGTATTGCCGCACAAGAATTGCTATTTGATCAAACAAAAAAGAATGCATTAGAAAGAGGAATATTTTTCGCTAAGTTTATAAAAGATAAGCCTCAATCAAATAAGAATGCAAGAATTGAAGAGTTAGAACCACTATTTGAAAATGATGTATTACGATTAAATAAGAAGCAAAATCAATTAATTGAAGAACTTGAACAATATCCAAACGCGACACATGATGATTTAGTTGACGCCTTAGCATCAGCAGTAAGAATATCATCAAAAATAAAAAGAAGAAGGACATATCGAAATAAACCGATAGGTCTTTGATAAGGAGGAATAAGCATGAGTAACTATTTTCAGACTGGAGAATTTTTTCCACCAGTTGACCACGAAAAAAGATTAAATAGATATAAAATCAACGAGCTTTTTTACAAGGGACAACATGAAAAACTATTAAAAAATCACAATGGTTTTTATATTTCAGCAAACTTAGCTGGGTTGATTGTAAAGAAATCAGCGGACTACCTTGAGGGAGATGGGTTTACAGCGTCAGCTCAAAAGTCAGACAACTCAAAAGAACAATTAGCATTAGAGAGAATGCATGAAGATAACGACATGAATACACTTCTATATGAATTAGCGATAGAAGCAGCATATAAAGGTGATGCATTTATCAAGATTGGATATGGGCAGAATTATAAAGGGTTGTACCCTTCTACTATCGACCCATACAGAGTAAGAATCGAATCTATCGATGCAAACAATGTTTTTCCAGAAACAATGGAAGATGATAAGAAGAAGATTATCGCTTATCACCATGCGAAGATTGTAGAATCTAAAAACTATAGCGATGCACCTGAAGATAAGAAGTTTTTGCTAAAAGTAGAGACTCACATTCCAGGGTTCTTGATTTATAAAGAATTTTATTTAAAACCTATTGTGACAAGATATGACGATGATTATAAACCTATCATTGAATCAGGAAAAATTGGTGAACAAATTGGAGAAACAAAGGTACAAAAGACTGGCGTGAAACACCCATTGGTTGTTCATATACCAAACTTATCAAGCCCTTCATCATGGGAAGGTCAAGATGATTTAAGTGACCTCAAGCCATTGTTTAGTGAACTAAACAATCGTTTAACTCAAGTTGCAAACATCCTTGATAAACACTCTGACCCAGCGTTACTTGTCCCAGCAGGTATTTTAGAAGAAGATGGAACTGGTAGACCAACGTTCAGAGTAGCAACATCGAAAGTAATAGAAATGGAAAAAGATGATTATGAAGCGAAATATTTAACATGGAATGGGCAATTACAAAATGCATATTCAGAAATTGATCGCATTGAGAATTACATTTTAATGACATCAGAAATTCCGAAAGTGGCACTTGGTTTAGACAATAGTGGAACAAGTGGATCAAGCGGTAAAGCTATTCGTATGAGATTGAATAACTTATTAACAAAAATAAAAAGAAAACGTGGATATGTGGATAAAGCATTAAGGAGAGTTTTTGTTATTGCTCAAGAATTAGAACATTCATTAGGTATTGCAGATTATGAAATTACTGTTCCTAAATTAAATTTCACTGATGGAATTCCTCGTGATTTAGCTGAGGATGTTAGTCTGGCTCTTATGCAAAATGGTGGTCTTCCAATTAAATCTCAAAAGAGAACAATCATGGAGACATATGGCTTATCAGAACAACAAGCTGAAAATGAGATTGAACGTATCAGAATGGAACAAGAATTTGATGTTAAAACTACTAAGTTCGCTGATCCAAATGTATTCAATGAAACTGAAGTGTCTGGCAAGTTTTCAATGCTAAATTCTGAAGATGTGGCAGAGCAACTTGGTTTTAAGATGGAGAATGAGGATGAGTATAATGAAGAGACGTCCAATGAGTGATGTCTCTTTTTCCTTTGCAGGGAAAACATCTGAAGCATTAAAGGGAGGTTCACTTAATGATAGTAGATTCTAAAAGACCAAATATACCAAAATACAAGAACGAAATTAACTATATAGAATCGTTAATCTCAAAGTATTACACAGAAATTTTTATCAAGTTAGAAAAAGAATTTAATAAAGAGCAGATAAATCAACAAAGAGTAAGAAGTATTGTTCAAGAAGAATTAAAAAACATGAGTAATGTTGTTGAATCTGATATCAAAAAAATCATGACAAAAGTTTTTAATGATGGACAAGCTCAAAGTTTAATAGGTGCTTATCAAACGATGGACGATGAAGAACAAGAACAGGAAAACCTTCCCCTTCAAGAGGAAACAGCAAAAGAAGAATTAAGTAATTTAAAAAAGAAAGGTGTAACAGCATTATCTCTTTATAAAGCAAGAAAGATAATTAAGAATACAGAAAAAAATAACAGTCAAGTAAATGCGGTTGTTAATTCAATTATGGAAGATTTAAAAAAGATGGATAGTTCAATTGAAAAATCATCTGTATTAATGGCAAGAAAGATTTCACAAGAAAGATCAATGATGAATCTATATAAATCAACAGGCAATAATGATGAATTTGAGAAAATAAAAAAGATGAATACAAAAGAAAAGGTAAGAGAGCGATTACTTAAAGAAGGAATGGTTGGAATCGTTGATAGTAAAGGTAGAAAATGGAAACCTGGGACATATTCCAAAACAGTAGTTAAAACAAAAATAAATGACACTTATTTAGATGGAGTTCGTGATGAAAGTGAGAAGATAGGTATTGACTTAGGCGTCATATCCACTCATGGTGCCAAGGATGCTTGTAGTAAATGGGAAGGCGTAGTGATTAGTGTCAATGGAAAGACACCAGGCTACCCTACTCTCGCTGAAGCGAAGGCAACAAATGAAGTTTTTCATCCTAATTGCCAACATTCTGTTCACATGATAAGAAATGAGTCTTATTTAAGTAAACGTGATCAAAGAATAAATGAAATTAAAAGAAAAAAACTATAAATCAAAATAACATATTAATAAATGACTTTAAACTTGCCTATATAGATGAAGGGTATTTATAAACCTTAAATTAATTTTCTGAAAGGGGATGATTGAATGAATGAAGAAACTTCAGTAACAGAATCGACAGAAACTCAAGACAACGAAGTAACTGTTGATGAAAATGAAGTAAAAGAAGAGGTTGTAACAGACACTGAAACAAAAGTAGAAGAAGCAACTGAAGAAGAAAATGATAAAACATCTGAAGAAGAAACTGAGGATACATCTAAGGAAACTGAAGATGAGCCAAAGGAAGACAATAAAACTGAAAAGGCTTTAGAAGAATTGAATTCGAAGATCGAAAAACTTACAAGTGATTTAGATGAAAAGGATAACGAAATCAAACAATTAAAAGCATATAAAGAGTTTACAGAGAAGGCTTTAGAAAATAAAAAGTCATCACTTCCAGAGGAATATTTAGATTTATTACCTGAAAACGATGTGATTAGTCAATTAGCTTGGATTGAACGAGCTGAAAAGAAAGGTCTTTTCGCTAAAAAGGAAAATCCAGAAATTGAGATTGGTTCATTCGTTGATACAAAAAAACAAGAAAGCAATAATAGTGGCTTATCCGCGAGAGACTTAATCTCGATGGGTGCAAAACAACTATTTACAAAATAAAAATAAAAACAAGAAATGAGGAGGAATTAATATGGCAGATCAAGCCCAAACATTAGCAACAAGTACCTTAAGAGAAGGTATTGTTAAAACATTAAAAACAGAATCAAAACTATTAGCAGCAATTCCATTTATCGATATTGAAGGTACTTCATATAATTATAATATCGAATCTTTAATCGCAGATGCGAAAGTTCGTGGACTTTATGAAGGTTATGAAGGTACAGATGAGCATGTATTTAAAACTGAACAAACAGTTAAAGTTATCAAAGAAGCAAAGGTCGATAATTTTGAGCAAAAAGGTGTTCAACATTCATATGACTTAATGGCTGGAAAAGTAGAAGCATCTACAAGAGCGGTTGCTAACTTATTTACTCAATTATTCGTTAGTGGAGACTCAACAACTAATCCAAAAGAATTTAATGGGTTAAAGAAACGTGTTCTTGCTGAAAAGACATTTGAAGGCACTGATAATATCATTGATGATATTGAACTGGCTATTTCTGAAGTTGCAGGTGAGGCAACTCACTTAATTATGAGTAAGAAAACAGCTCTTAAATTAGGTAAAGCAGCGAGAGAAAATCAGAACTATGACAAACGCGTCAATGAGTTCGGTAAAAAAATCACTACTTATGGTGAAGTTGATATTATCGAAGTTTCTAATACTTTGTTAGATGAAGGTGTTGTATTCGCAGTCAGATTTGATAAATTCGATGGCGTAGCTGGTATTCAATACCACGAAGGTATTATGGTTGACACGTTAGGAAGCTCTGAGGTGTTTGCTGGAGAAAAAACTCGAATCGAATGGTATCCAGGATTGGTAGCTTTAAATCCAGGTGCTATTGTTTTAGTTGAACCAGCAGTCGTTGAAGATCCAGGAGTTTAATAAATAATATGTGATAAGGCAGGAAGCAGGAAGTATATAAAATCCTGTTTCTTGCCTTTTTTCTATTCTTTTAATGAAGGAGGTATAGAGATGAGTTTAACAATTGAGGATTTGACAAGTTATATAGACGAGAATGTTTATCATTCAAAACTCTATGACAATGAGTCTAATGAGAATAAAGAAAAAGCAATGAATCAAGCTATGAATACGTTGGTTGTATACATGAATGATGTCTTCCCTTCAAAGGAAGATATTCCGATTGATGATTTATCTCAACAGGTATTATGGTTGCTTAAAATTGATGACTCTTTCCAAAGAGCCGAAATGGGTGTGACATCTATCTCTATCGATGGTACCTCCATTCAATTTAGAGAGATGGATAGAAGCATTTCACCATTTGTTTTAAGAAAGCACAATAAAAGTACTATTAGGAAAGTTAAAAGTGGAATGTATCACTTGCCAGAAAGTGACACATTTAGGTTATGGAGTGATTTATTATGATGTTAGACCTATTACCATCAACAATTGACAAAATAACTGTTTATTCTAATCCTAAATCAGATGATTGGGGTCAATTAACTTATACCAATGAGAAAGTTTTCCCTTGTAGGGTGTCTTTTAACTCGTCAAGGAAGAAGATTACAACGTCCAAAGGTGATGAAGTTGTCTATACAGCTTCTTTATCAATGAATGGACTTAAAGACATTCGTTATTCAGACAAGATCGAATATAAGGACTTTGTCGATAATTGGCATAAAAAAGATATATTAAGCATAGAATACAAGAGAGATTTAAGTGGTGAAGTTATCATGACGAAGGTGATTGTGTAATGTCAGTTAAATACAAAGACAATACAAAGAAAATGATTAACCTGATAGAGAAAAACATTGAAGATGAGGCTTTAAATATCGTGCTTGATTTAAAGCGAACAGCATCTGAAAGTGCACCACATAAAACTGGTAATCTCGAAAAAAGTTTTTACTATGAATACAAGTATAATGGTAAGTCTATTTATGGAGAGGTTGGAGTTAGCGCTATTAACAGCAGTGGTGAAGATTATGCGGTAAGGATGCATGATGAGGACTATAATCTGGGTGAACAAAGTAAAAGAAAACCTGGAGGAAAGAGTGCTTATGGTGGTGGAACAATAAAGGTTGGTAAAGGCTACTTAGAGAACTCTATGAATGAGGCCGAGAATGGCTATATAAAAGCAATTAAGAATGCTTTTGAAAAATCAATAGAATAGGAGGACACCTTGGATGAAAATGATAGATATTAAAAACTTCATAGAAAACGCATTAGATAGAGAAATTCAAGTCATCCCTTTTAAATACAATGAACTATCTAATGATGAATGTATCAGGTTCGAGATTGGACAAGGTGGTTCTGATAGGGGTGACGTTTATGAAGTCATTATTACGATTGATGTTAGATCTAAAAATCCTAATAATGCTGAAGAAATAGCATTAATGTTAAATAAAAATTTACATCATATAACAAATGAAAAAATTGGTGAACATGAGCTGATTGTTGTTAATAGAAGACGTGTATACCCCCTTTATATAGGTGTGGATGAAAATGAACGTCATTATTACACTTCGGACTATTCACTGTTATTAACTTAAAAAAGAAGAGGAGTTGAAAATTATGGGTAAAATTGCTGGTGTTGATGTATTACTCAAAATTAAAAATAATGAAGGGAAATTAGTTGTCGTTGGTGGACAAACTGATAC